CGCGCCAGACCCTTCGCGTCATCATCCTTCACTTCGAAGTCCGAGGGACGAACCCCCAGAACCCACAGCCTGTCGGTCAGGCTGACCCATGAAGCGACGGCCTGATCATCTGCCTTCGTTGCCTTCTTCATCAAGGCAGGGATTTGATCCCACGTGACCGAGACGGCCTGCCCTTGTTTCTTCGTAGCCCTTCCCGCACCGGGGGCGCGGCGGGTCTTGACGGGTTGCGCGAGGGTCTGGGCGGCCTGCGCGACTGCGGTAACTTTCTGAGTAGCCATGGTGCGTTTCCTTTGATGTTGCACCGACAGAGAACGTCTGTCACGTATCGGCGCAGGGTTCTGCACCGACGGGATGAACTATGCCCGAATGGCAGGAAATGACAAGGGATAGCAGGGAATGGCAAAGTATTCCGACACGTGTCGGGTAACCCACCCTGCCCCCACCCCCCAAGCCTGAGGTTGGTACCATCCGCCGCGAAGTGTTATTAATTTGCACCCTCAAAGACCACTTTTTTAGTTCCCGCCCGCTAAGTTAGTACCCCCTAACTTAGAAACACCCCCCGGTAGGAGTCCCAACCTCCTTGCGCGTTGAAAAAATTGCTTGTACATTGCTCACAATTCGCTCGGTTCCATACTGGGCTGCGCCCTCATGTCTGAAATCGTCATAACTCCCGATCTGGGGGTCATCATCCCTCCAGATGATCTGCCCCACGCCACGTTGAGAGAACGTGCCGCCGCTGCGTGCAAGACGCTATACGAGTTAGCAGAGAACGGACTGGACCCCGAACTGCTGGTGCCCACTGAGGAAGATCAGCAAACTGCGCAATCCATCTTGCATTCATACGCGCAGGACGAGGAAACCACCAACAACTCGGTCACCTCGACCCGGCTAGCCTCCCTGAGGCCCGCTGTAATCCTTGAGTTGGACACCCTTTTGGGGGAGTTCAGCCATGCGGTGGTCAAAAACGCGGTGCAGATACGCACCTACGTCACTAACAAACTCATTCAGGAGTCGGTAAACCCCGACCCCCGTGTGCGGATCCGTGCTTTGGAACTGCTTGGCAAGATTTCTGACGTTGGTTTGTTCACCGAGCGGTCGGAAGTGACCATCACGCACCGCTCGACCGAAGATTTGAAGCAGTCGCTACGCGAAAAACTCGCTGTTATCCGGGCAAAAACGTCAAAAAACGATATCGAAGACGCAAAATTGATAAACCACGACGAAAAAACGGAAAAATTGATGAATTCCGACCTTGTTGTGGATGTAGATGCTGAGTTGGGCGTTCTAGACGATGCTTGATCCGCTGGATGTCTCCGAGGAAGACGTTGAACTGCTGGTCGCCAACATCGATCAGTTCGATTCTTCTGAGCAAGAAGAGATTTTGCAGATTGCAGATGCTTTGGCGAAGCGAAAAGTCGCCCAAGCCTGCCGGGATGACCTGATCGAGTTCTGCAAGCACGTGCAGCCCGACTACAAGGTGGGAAAACACCACCGGATCCTCGCAAACATGCTGATGGACATCGCGGACGGCAAGAAAGACCGGGTGTGCGTCAACATTCCGCCCCGCCACGGTAAGTCCCAACTCGTATCCATCTACTTCCCGGCGTGGTTCATAGGCAGGCACCCGGATAAGAAGATCCTGATGGTGTCCCACACCGCCGATCTGGCGGTCGATTTCGGTCGCAAGGTGCGAAACATCATCGACACCGACGCCTACAAGCAGGTTTTCCCAACTGCATCGCTTGCGCAGGACAGCAAGTCTGCGGGGCGTTGGAATACCAACGTAGGCGGCGAGTACTACGCCTGCGGCGTAGGTTCAGCCTTGGCCGGTCGAGGTGCAGACTTGCTGCTGGTGGATGACCCCCACAACGAGCAGGACATCTTGAATGGCAACTTGGATGTCTTCGACAAGGCTTACGAGTGGTTCACCTACGGTGCCCGTACCCGCCTCATGCCGGGTGGACGGGTGGCAATCATCCAGACCCGGTGGCACCTGAACGACCTGACGGGCCGGGTGACTAAGGATATGTCCCAGAACGATAACTCCGATCAGTATGAGGTGATCGAGTTTCCGGCGTTGTTTGAATCCGATGACGGGGCACAACGAGCGTTGTGGCCTGAGTTCTACGATGTTCCTGCGCTCCTACGTACAAAAGCGTCCATGCCGCTGTTCCAGTGGAACGCGCAGTATCAGCAGAACCCCACTGCCGAGGAAGCCTCGGTAATCAAACGGGAATGGTGGAAGCATTGGGAAAAGGACGACCCGCCCAAGTGCGAATACATCATCATGTCCTTGGATGCCGCTGCCGAGTCTCACAACCGGGCTGACTTCACCGCCCTGACCACGTGGGGCGTCTGGATGAATGACGAGGAGGACTGCTACAGCATCATCCTGCTCAACAGCATCAAGAGACGGCTGGAGTTCCCCGAACTGAAGAAACTTGCAGTAGATGAATACAAGTTTTGGGAACCTGATTCGTTCATTGTTGAGAAGAAGTCAAGCGGTACCCCGTTGTATCAAGAGATGCGGCGGATGGGCCTGCCTGTGCAGGAGTACACCCCGCACAGGGGTTCCGGGGATAAACTCGCTAGGCTGAACTCGGTGGTTGACATCGTGCGAAGCGGGCTTGTATGGGTTCCTCAGACCCGGTGGGCAGAAGAGGTTGTGGAAGAAATCGCTGGATTCCCGTTCATGCCTAATGACGACTTGGTTGACTCCACGGTCATGGCGCTCATGCGGTTCCGACAGGGCGGGTTTATCCGGTTGCCTTCCGATGTGAAGGAAGAGCCGCAATACTTCCGCAGTTCACGCAGGGCGGGGTATTACTAAGGACACAGTATGGCTACCAACATTGACCAGACCATTTCTCCATTTGACCCTGCGCTTATGACCGCAGAACCGGCCATCGAGATCGAGATCGAGGACCCGGAAGAGGTGAAGATTCGCGCTGGCGGGGCCGAGATCGAAATCGAGCCGGAAGCCGAAACGGCAGATGATTTTGATGCAAACCTAGCCGAGTTCATGGAGGAGGGTGCCCTCCAGAGCCTAGCCAGCGACCTCGTGTCCTTGGTCGATGCGGATATCAATTCACGCAAGGACTGGGCTGAGATGTACGTCAAGGGGCTGGAAGTCCTTGGCATGAAGTACGAGGAGCGCACCGAGCCGTGGAGCGGGGCATGTGGGGTGTACTCCCCACTTCTGACCGAAGCAGCCGTAAGGTTCCAGTCAGAGATGATCACCGAGACGTTCCCTGCTCAGGGTCCGGTCAAGACGCAGATCGTGGGTGCGGTGGACCGTCTGAAGGAAGAAGCCGCCGAGCGCGTGCGTGACGACATGAACTTCCGGCTGACGGAGGAGATGATCGAGTACCGCCCGGAGCATGAGCGGATGCTGTACTCCCTTGGGCTGTCAGGGTCAGCGTTCAAGAAGGTGTATTACGACCCGGGGCTTGGCCGTCAGGTGGCGATGTTCCTCCCTGCCGAGGACGTAATCATTCCTTACGGTGCCTCAAACATCTACAGCGCCGAGCGTGTGACCCACGTGATGCGTAAGACCAAGAACGAGGTCAAGAAACTACAAGTCGCTGGGTTCTACAAAGACGCTGATCTTGGTGAGCCGGTGCGGATCTTCTCGGACATCGAGAAGAAGAAAGCCGAGGATCAAGGGTTTTCCCTCACCGATGATGATCGGTTCCAGATCCTTGAGATCCACGTGGACTACGACCTCCCGGGGTACGAGGACGAGGATGGGATCGCGCTGCCTTACGTCATCACCATCGACCGGGGGACTAACGCGATCCTGTCAGTCCGCAGGAATTGGGACGAGGACGATAAGCGCAAACTCCGTCGCCAGCACTTTGTACAGTACACGTACATCCCCGGGTTCGGGGCGTACGGTCTGGGCTACATCCACCTGATCGGTGGTTACGCCCGTGCGGGTACGTCTCTTATCAGGCAACTCGTTGATGCGGGTTCGCTGGCTAACTTGCCGGGTGGCCTGAAGAGCCGTGGTCTGCGGATCAAGGGCGACGACACGCCCATCGCTCCGGGTGAGTTCAGGGACGTTGATATCCCGTCTGGCACGGTGCGCGACAACATCATGCCGCTGCCGTACAAGGAGCCGAGTCAGGTTCTGGCGGCGCTGCTGGAGCGGATCACCGAGGAAGGCCGTAGGCTGGCTGCGATTGCTGATCTGAAGATCAGTGATATGAGTGCGCAAGCGCCCGTAGGCACGACGCTTGCCATCCTTGAGCGCCAACTCAAGACGATGAGTGCAGTGCAGGCACGGGTACACGAGAGCCTGCGCAGGGAGTTCAAACTCCTCAAGCAGATCATCCGGGATTACCTGCCCCCCGACTATTCATATACGCCGGAGAACGCGGAACGTCAGGCTAAACAGTCTGACTATGACCTCGTTGAGGTGATCCCGGTCAGCGACCCGAATGCGGCCACGATGGCGCAGCGGATCATGCAGTACCAAGCGGCGCTGCAACTGGCCCAAGGTGCCCCGCAGATCTATGACCTCCCACAACTGCACCGTCAGATGTTAGAGGTTCTGGGTATCAAGAACGCCGAGAAGTTGGTTCCGATTGAGGATGACCAGAAGCCTCGGGATCCTGTCAGCGAGAACATGAGTTTCCTGACCGGCAAGCCCACCAAGGCGTTCATTTATCAGGATCATCAGGCCCATATCGCCACTCACATGGCGATGATGCAGGACCCGATGATCATGGGGATGATTGGTCAGAGCCCGATGGCACAGCAGATGCAGGGCGCGATCATGGCTCACATGGCTGAACACATGGCGTTTGCTTATCGCCAGCAGATCGAGGAGCAGTTGGGCGTGCCCATGACCGCTCCTGATCAGGAGTTGGGTGAGCAGACCGAGGTGCAACTGTCGCGTCTGGTGGCGCAAGCGGCACAGCAGTTGTTGCAGGTCAATACGTCCAAGGCACAGCAGCAACAAGCACAGCAGATGGCGCAGAACCCCCAACTCCAAATGATGCAGGCAGAACTGCAACTGAAGGCAGAAGAACTGAAGCGCAAGGAAATGGACAGCCAGCGCGACTTCCAAATCGCCCAAGGAAAACTTCAACTAGAGCAAGCCCGCCTAGCCTTGGATGCGCAGCGTAAGCAGGGGGAAGACCCGCGCACGAAGGCCATGATGGCGCAGCAGGACATGACGCACAAGGAGCAATTGCATCAGCAAAAACTCCGTCAGCAGGTTCAGTCCGATGCATTCAAGATGCGGCAGCAAGCAATGAAGGCTCAGCAACCTCCGCAAAAGTCTCCCCAACCAAAACAGTAAGGACTCACTAACATGGCAACCACTGCGTTTTCCGTGGTTATCAAGGAACTAGAAGAGCGGCGTGATGCTATTGCGCAGGCTCTTATCTCAGGTGCGGCAAAGGACTTCCCTGAGTACAAATCAATGTGTGGCGAAATCCGAGGTCTTTCAGTCGCGCATTCCTTTATCACCGACCTCGTGCGAAGACTGGAGAATGATGATGAGTGAAATCCTGATTGCAGGAGAAGTGGGTACGGTAAACGTGACTACGTTGCCGGAAACCCCGGAAGAAAAGGCTAGGCAGTTGCCCGACCCGGCGACTTACCACATCTTGTGTGCCTTGCCCAAAGCCGAAGCGGAGTATGAAAGTGGGCTTTTGAAGGCTGGTCAGACCATGCACTTTGAAGAGGTGCTGTCACCTGTTTTGTGGGTGATGAAGATGGGTCCGGATTGCTACAAAGATCCGCTGCGCTTCCCCAGTGGGCCGTCCTGCAAAGTGGGTGACTTCGTTCTGGTGAGGCCGAATACCGGCACCCGCGTCAAGATTCACGGGCAGGAATTCCGGATCATCAATGATGATTCCGTAGAAGCGGTGGTCCAAGATCCTCGTGGTGTTTCCCGCGTTTGATGGAGGTAAATATGGCTGAATTCAAAGGCGAAGAGTTCAAGTTCCCCGACGAAAAGCAGGCTCCGACCGAGGAACAAGTCGAGTTTGAAGTCGAGGGCGAGGCTGAAGTCGAGGTAGTTGACGATACCCCCGAGGCAGATCGGGGTCGGGCTCCCATGAAGGAAGCCCCATCGGAAGTCACTGATGACGAGTTGGCGCAGTATTCCGAAGGGGTCAAGAAGCGCATCCAGCACTTCTCCAAGGGTTACCACGAGGAGCGCAGAGCCAAGGAAGCGGCTCAGCGCGAGAAGGAGGAGGCAATTCGTCTCGCCCATAACTTGCTGGAGGAGAACAAGAAACTCCAAGGCAGTTTGGGCCAAGGTCAACAAGCGCTGTTGGAGCAGGCCAAGAAGGTTGTTTCCAGCGAAGTGGACGACGCGAAGCGTAAGTACAAGTCCGCTTATGAAGCCGGGGATGCTGACGCGATTGTTGAGGCGCAGGAAGCGCTCACTGCGGCCAAAATCCGAGCAGACCGGGTAGATTCTTTTGTGCCCCCTGCTTTACAGCAGTCGGAAACTGAGGTACAACGTACTCCGCAGAACACACAAGCACCTCAAAGTACCCCTAAACTTCGTGCGTGGCAGGATGCCAATCCGTGGTTTGGTAAGGACGAAGAGATGTCCAGTGTGGCTTTGGCAGTACACCGGAAACTTGTACGTGAAGGAGTCTCGACAGACAGCACTGAGTACTACGAGAAAATAGATTCTCGTGTACGGCAACTTTTCCCAGAAGCGTTCCCCTCTGAGAAACCCGCCAAGAAAACCTCTGTCGTTGCCCCCGCCACTCGTAGCACAGCGCCCAAGAAGATCGTGCTTACGCAGTCACAAGTCAATATCGCCAAGCGCCTTGGAGTTCCTTTGGAAATCTATGCGCGTCAGGTTGCGGATGAAATGAGGAAACCGAATGTCTGAATCCATTGAACAAGTTGAAGTCCAACGTGGTCGCCCGAAATCGCGTGAGTTGGACACTCGCGCCCGCGCCGAGCGCCCCAAAACTTGGATGCCACCGCAACTGTTGCCCGATCCCAACCCGGAAGAAGGCTACAGGTTTCGTTGGGTTCGTGTCAGCACGCTAGGTACTGCTGACCCCATGAACGTTTCCTCAAAACTCCGCGAAGGCTGGGAGCCTGTGAAGGCATCTGAGCATCCTGAGATCCAACTGATGGGCACTGGGGACAAACCCCGCTTCCCGGACAGCATTGAGATCGGTGGGCTCATTCTTTGCAAAACCCCTGTCGAGTTGGCTGATCAACGCAATGCGTACTACACGGCGCAGGCGAACGGTCAGATGAACTCGGTTGACAACAGTCTCATGCGCGAGAGCGATGCCCGGATGCCGCTGTTCAATGAACGGCGCTCTGAAGTAACGTTCGGACGCGGTTAGTAAACAACCTAGGAGTATCAAATGGCCTCAGTTGCCTCTCCCTATGGTCTGAAGCCGGTCCAATTGATCGGTGGTCAGACCTACTCTGGCGGCATCATTCGGGAAATCCCGATGACCGTCAACAGCGCCACCGCTATCTTTACCGGTGACATTATCGTGATCAGTGCCGCTTCGGCTGGTCAGCCCTCCGCCGCTACCGCGACGGTGACGACCTCTTCGGCGGGTGTTTTGGGCGTTTGCGTCGGCGTTCGCTATGTGTCTCCCGACACCAAGCAGTCGCTGTATGCGCAGAATCTGCCCGCCAACGCCATCACCAACGGCTACACGCAAGTGTTTATCCGCGTCTGTGACGACCCCGACCAACTGTACCAAGTGCAGGCTGCGGGTTCTGTTGCGGCAACGGTGCTGGGCAAGTTCGCCGCTCTGGAGAACTTCGGCGGCAACGCCGCTACCGGTCTGTCTACTATCCGCCTGTCCACCCCGGCTAACACCGGTACTCTGGCTGTGCGTATCGTGGACTTCGTAGATGCTGGCAGCAACTTCACCGATTGCATCGTGAAGTTGAATCAAGGCGTTCATATGTACTACAACGCCACCGTGCTGGCTAACTAACAGGAGTTAGATCATGGCAATTTCACGTTCCCAACTGCTGAAGGAACTCCTGCCGGGTTTGAACGCCCTGTTTGGTATGGAGTACAAGCGCTACGGCGAAGAGCACAAGGAAATCTACGACCAAGAGAGTTCCGAGCGCTCGTTTGAGGAAGAAACCAAGTTGGCCGGTTTCGGCGCTGCGCCCGTCAAGAACGAAGGCTCTGCCATCGTTTACGACAACGCGCAGGAGGCTTGGACGGCTCGTTATACCCACGAGACTATCGCTATGGGTTTCGCCATCACCGAAGAGGCGATGGAAGACAACCTGTACGACAGCCTTTCGGCGCGGTATACCAAGTCGCTTGCTCGCGGTATGGCGTACACCAAGCAGATCAAGGCTGCGGCAGTCCTGAATACCGGCTTCACGGGTGCGGGCAACCCCACCTATGGCGACGGTCAAGTTCTGTTCAGCACGGCCCACCCGCTGGTCAACGGTAGCACCAACAGCAACCGCCCCAGCGTCATGGTCGATCTGAACGAGACTTCTCTGGAAGCCGCCGTTATCCAGATCGCCGCTTGGACGGATGAGCGCGGTCTGCTGATCGCCGCTAAGCCGCGCAAGTTGATCGTGCCGCCTAGCCTGATGTTCGTCGCTACCCGTCTGCTGCAAACCGACCAGCGTGTTGGCACCTCGGACAACGATCTGAACGCTCTGAAGAGCAACGGGTCGATCCCTGAGGGCTATCGCGTCAACCACTGGCTGACGGACACGAACGCTTGGTTCCTGAAGACGGATGTGCCGAACGGCCTGAAGCACTTCGTGCGCAGCCCGATGGCTACGTCGATGGACGGTGACTTCGATACCGGCAATGCCCGCTACAAGGCCCGCGAGCGTTATTCGTTCGGCGTGTCTGACCCGCTGGGTATGTGGGGCTCGCAAGGCGCGTAAACCCGAAAGGGTTTTAAGCCAAGACGGGGGCCTTGTGCCCCCGTTTCTTTTGCGGTATAAAGAGAACAGCCCTAGTAACCACCCCAACTTACCGACTGGCTAGGCAGACTTCTCCTCAGAGACGGTAAGTGCAGATTGAGGATATTGAGATGTCTTTTGCGACCTTCTCTGGCCCGCTTCGTTCGGGCACTGAACGTTATGGTGCTGGGCGCAACACCGGGCTCGTGCTGCTCGGGCAATCCACTCCGGTGGTGTTTGGTACGCTGACCGGCACCGCGTTTGTGCTGCCCGCTGGCGCACAGTTGATCAACGTCACGTTCCAGACGACCACGGTGTTCAGCGCGGCTACCACGGCCAAACTGACTATCGGCGCTACGGACATCACCGGCACCATCACGGTGACCAGCCTTGGCGTTGCGTCTCTTACCTTTGCCGCCACCTCGGGTGCTATGGCGCTGGTGAACAACGTGGGTGCTACGGATGCAACGGTGACCTACACGCTGGCTGGCGCGGGCCTGACCACTGGTGCGGGCAATATCGTCATTGAGTACATGCAGCGTGCTCCGGACGGCGCTGCTAACCCGACTACGTTCCAGAATTAATGACGGGGGCTACGGCCCCCTTCTTTTAGGAGTGTGGTATGGGAATGCAAACCGACATCAAGGCGGCTAACGTATCTGCCACGGGCACCGTGTTTGGTGATCGTACGCGGGTACGTAGCCTGTTCATCACCCCCGGAGCGTCAGCAGGTACGCTGACTATTCGTGATGGCGGCGCAGGCGGCGTTACGGTGCTCGACTTCGCCACGACAGCGGCGGGGGCTCCGTTCAGTGTGTACATCCCTGATCAGGGTATTCTGTTTTACACAGACGTACACGCTACCGTGACCAACGCGACGGCAATCGTGTTCTATGGCTAAGTCGCCTGCTTGGACGCGCAAGGAAGGCAAAGACCCCGAAGGGGGTCTGAATGCCAAAGGGCGTGCGTCCTACAACAAGGCGAATCCGGGTAAGCCGGGGCTCAAGGCCCCACAGCCCGAAGGTGGCCCGAGGCGGGATTCATTTTGTGCCCGGATGAAGGGCATGAAGAGCAAACTCACTTCTGCCAAGACAGCCAACGATCCCAATAGTCGTATTAACAAATCCCTAAAGGCATGGAATTGTTAAATGGAATCGTTAGTTTGGAACACCGTGCTGACGGTGGTGCTTGGGCTATTGGGGTGGACCTTGAAAGAGAAAGCCGCTGAGATTTCGCGTCTCGGCATTCTTCTGAACAAGACCCGAGAAGAGATCGCCAAGGAATACATCACCAAGCAGGAGGTACACATGGACATCAACCGTGTACTGGAACGCTTGGAAAAGTTGGATGCCAAACTGGATCGGATAATGGAGTCATCCAGCACCGTACGGTAGGCAGAAGTTTGAACCTCACAAAGCCGAAGGAGGCGAGATGAAGATGTCCCCAGCCAAAAAGGCAATGGAAATGCGCCACGCAGCCGCCCTGAAGAAGGCCGGTAAGCCCAAGATGGCGGCAGAGGAAATGAAGGAAGCCAAGGGCTACGCCAAGGGTGGCGGTGTCGAGTCCAAGGGCAAGCCCCATGGCAAGATCGTCAAGATGATGGGCGGCGGGAAGTGCTAAGGGGCTGACCATGCCAAAAAACTATCGCTCCCCCACTGCGGCAGAGTCCGCAAAGTTGGACGCCGCCCGCAAGATGATGCAAGAAGGCATCGAGGGGGAGAGTGGCCTCGCGGCTCGCCTGCTTCCCACGATGGCCGCTGGCGCTCGTGCTGAACAGCGTATGGCTAAGAAGATGCGCGAAGAAGTCCCTGCTCGCGCCCGTGAAGGCGAGGCGTATAACCAAGCCGGTTACGCCAAGGGCGGCAAGATCGACGGCTGCGCCAAGCGCGGCAAAACTCGCGGAAGGATGGTGTGAGATGCGTAAGTACCGGAAGTTTGCCGAAGGTGGCACTTCCGCTCTGGATGAACTCGCATCCGGGCGGGAGAAGGGTAGTTTTGACGAGGATGTCTACGCCCGCGCCAAGCGTTTTCTTGAGCGTAGTGGTAGTGAAGCGCCGTCGCGTCCCGCTAAGGCAAGAGTTCCGGTTAGCGCAGAGCCCGTTATGGGACGCCCGCGTGGTGAATCTGTATCTTCTCCTGAACCTACTGCGTCCGTTTCTTCTGCGGGTATCCCCGGAGCGGGCCCATACCGTGCCCCCGCCGCTACTGGCGAGATGATGGGGGAGACCGAACGAAATATCCGTAACATCCTTAGCGCAACTACTCCCGGGCTAGCCCGTGGGGCAGCGCGTGGCGCTGAGTTTGTGGCTACCCCCATCGTCAAAGGTGTCCAAGCAGGGCGCGGAGACGCGGCGATTGCCCGTGAGATTGGGCGTGCGGCTGGTAATGCCCCCACTTCAGCGGCGCGTACCACTATGCCTCGTACTGCCGAATCAGGCCGTAAGTTCACTGGTAAACAGGAAACCGAGGCTGCTGAATCCGCAATGCGTGGTGCTACTAACCGTAAGCAACTACGGGAAAAACGTGACGCACGTGCCAGAAGGCAGGCTGAGGTCCTTGAAGAAAATAAGCCCATACTTCAAGCAACCCCCAAGAAACCGTCCCCCAGATCGCGCACTCGTGACGAGGAGGAGGTTGATTACGAACTCCGCGCAAAAGGCGGGCGAGTTGGTTACGCCAAAGGCGGTTCCGTCCGTGGTGGTGGTTGTGAATCTCGTGGCTTGCGTAAGTGCAAGGTGGTGTGAGATGGCGGACACGGATAAAAAACGGCGTTTATTGAAACATGACGAGACGCGTCTGGTCAGTTTTGACGAGATGACGCCGACTGAAAAGACGACTTGGTACGCAGAGCGTGCCTCTGAAGCCCGCGATCTTGACGATAAGGCAAAAGCGTCCAAGCGCACGCAAGACGTAAACAACGCCATCTATAAGGTAAAACGGTTTCAGTCTGATATTGGACTGCTGCCTAAGACAATGGTTGGTGATCCGTCAACTTTTTCGGACGACTACAAAAAGCAAGCAGCGGAAAAGAGACGGGAAGAACCTAAGCCGAACAGTAAATACGGCGTGGACATTCCGAGAAAAATCAAAACCTACGCCAAGGGCGGTTCTGTCCGTGGCGGCGGCTGTGAGCGGCGCGGCAAGACCAAGGGAACCATGCGATGAGGGCAAGCCGGGGCATGGGCGCTATCCGTAAAGGTGTAGTGAAGAAACGCCGTGATAACACTGACTTCACGGAGTACGCCGAAGGTGGACAGGTCTGGGACACCCCTAATCCCAAGGCCAAGTCCAAGCCCCTTACCCCCGGCAAAAAGGCAAGTGCCAAGGCTGCTGCAAAAGCCGCTGGCCGACCCTACCCCAATCTGATCGACAACATGCGTGCGGCGAGGAAAAAGTAAATGCCCACTTCCGGCACCACCGCTTTCAACCTAGACCTCTCGGAAATAGTGGAGGAAGCCTTTGAGCGCTGTGGTGCTGAACTTCGCACGGGCTATGACCTACGCACTGCTCGTCGTAGCCTTAATCTTCTGTTCGCTGATTGGGCTAATCGTGGTATCAACCTGTGGGCTATTGATTCAGGCAGCATCCCGCTGGTGGCGGGTACTGCAACTTATAGCCTCCCGTCTGACACGGTAGACTTGATTGAGCATGTGATTCGTACGGGCGCGGGCAACGTTTCGACGCAATCAGACTTGACGATTACCCGTATCAGTGTTTCCACTTACTCGTCAATCCCAAACAAATTGACGCAGGCCAGACCCATTCAGGTCTACATTGATCGTCAGTCTCCAATTCCTACGGTTACTGTTTGGCCGGTTCCTGATAGTTCTACCCCCTACACGCTGGTGTACTGGAGGTTGCGGAGGGTGCAAGATGCGGGCGATGGATCGAACACGATGGATGTGCCTTATCGCTTCCTTACCTGTATGGTGGCGGGCTTGGCTTACTACTTGGGCCTCAAGATTCCCAACGCGATGGACCGGCTTCCGGTTCTGAAACAGCAGTACGACGAAGCGTGGGATATGGCTGCTAGCGAAGACCGAGAGAAGGCAGCAGTACGCTTCGTACCGCGTCAGCAGTTTATTAGTTGATCATGTCTGACAAACGCTTTGGTGCCCAAGAAAATGCTGCGCGGTATAGCCGTGCAATGCAAGGCATTGCCGAGTTTGCTAAAGAATATCCAGAAAAAGCCGCTATTCTTGCACAGCATCCAGACCTGATTAAGGCGCTAGTAGTTGGTGGTACTGCGGACCCAAAACGAAACATTGTTGATCGCAAAGATTTAGATTTAATTTTCGACTTAAGTCATGTTGAAAATGCGGCAAGAAAAAAGGGGCTTGTTAACGCCTATGATTTGCGGGACTATGTAAATGCACTTGAGTATCTTCAAGGGCATATAAACAGTTTACGGGTTCCGGCCTCTGGGCTCTACGATATGCAGGCAATGATCGACAGGCCGTTACCCGGGCCTGCCGTGGATATCTCAAAAGATGTTCGACAGACGCTATTGCAGAAACCAAAAGCCGTTGGCAAAGCAGGTATTGCTGCAACCCTAGCCGGTGGCGCTGGTGCGGCCAGTGCAGGCGATCTGCGCCGTGCAGTGGGGGCTGTGGCCGAATCGTTTTTGCCGCTGGGGTTAACGCCATCTGCACTGGCCCCGGGTACACTGACGCCCGAACAACGCGCCGCTGCTGATGCAGCAACACGACGTAAACGCCAACAGGAAGAAGCAGCCAAGATGAAGGCTCAGGCGTTGCTGCGTACAGGTGTGCCAATGCCAGATGATTACCGCCAAGGCGGGCGGGTCAGGATGATCTGACATGGCTAACAGGTTTACTGAGGGCAAACGCGCCATAGCGGAGTGCGACCGCTGTGGCTTTCGTTTCAAACTCAAAGACCTGAAGAAGTTGGTTATCAAGACCAAACAGGTCAACCTGCTGGTCTGTTCAAACTGCTGGGAAGAAGACCATCCGCAGTTGCAGTTGGGGATGTACCCCGTTGCTGACCCACAGGCTGTTCGCAACCCACGGCCAGACTTTGCCGGGTATCCTGAAAGTCGGGATATCCAGTGGGGCTGGAACCCTGTAGGTGGCGGTAATGGCTTTGTTGGGACGCCAAACACATTGCAGAGCAATACTGCGCTTGGTACAGTCACCGTAGTTTTGACGTAAGGAGATTCGTATGGCTAAGATGACTCTGGAACAGCACGCTAAGTTGCCCCCCAACAAGGCGCATGGCAAGAATGCTGCTGGTTTTAAGAAAGGCGGGTCTGTCAGCGTTCCTGATGCGGGCTACCCCCAGACGGGCGTCAAGACCTCCGGCGTCAAGACCCGGGGGAACGGCGCGGCCACCAAGGGTACGATGGCTAGAGGGCCGATGGCCTAAACCATGAACTACACCGAACTGAAAACTGCGGTAGAGAACTACACGGCCAATACGTTTGAGGCCGTTCCGTTTGCCGACATGACTCGGCTGGCGGAAGAGAAGATCTACAACAGCGTCCAGTTGCCGTCTTTGCGTAAGAACGTGACGGGCAATCTGTCGCCGGGGAACAAGTATTTGTCCGCCCCGGATGACTTCCTTTCGGTGTTTTCTCTAGCCGTCATCGAGGCTTCGGGCGCGTATCACTACCTCCTAAACAAGGATGTGAACTTCATCCGCGAGGCGTATCCGTCCCCAACTTCACAGGGGACACCCAAGTACTACTCCATTTTCGGCCCGACGACCGGTGCTCCCAATGAGTTGTCGTTTATCCTCGGACCTACCCCCGCTGCGCAGTTGCTTGTTGAACTACACTATTTCTACTACCCGACCAGCATAGTAGACGCGGGCACGAGTTGGCTGGGAGACAATTTCGAGTCTGCGTTATTCAACGCAGTCATGGTGGAAGCAATCCGCTACATGAAGGGTGAGCAGGATCTGGTCAATTTCTACGCTGACCAGTACAAGCAATCGTTGGTGCTGCTCAAAAATCTGGGTGACGGCAAGTTGCGTCAGGATGCCTACCGTAGTGGGCAATTCCGCTCCGCCGTCATGTAAGGAGACGACATGCCAATCGCTCAGAGTCTTTGCACAAGTTTTAAGCAGGAAATACTGGAAGGCATCCACGTTTTCACGGGCGCGTCCCCTGATACGTTCAAGATTGCCCTGTACTCTTCTGCGGCCACGCTTGGCGCATCTACTACCGTTTACTCGGCCTCTAACGAAGTTGCAGCGTCTGGGACATATGCGGCTGGTGGGGGTACACTGACGGGCACTACTGTCACTGTTCCAGCAACCCCGGGCACTACCGTTGTGGCGGACTTTGCAGACATTTCGTTTACCTCCGCAACCATCACGGCGCGTGGTGCATTGATCTACAACAGCACCAAAGCCAACAGGTCTGTTGCCGTGTTGGACTTCGGGTCCGACAAGATTGTCACTGGCGGAACTTTCACGATTCAGTTCCCCACTCCTGACGCCACCAGCGGGTTGATCAGACTCGCATAACCACAAGGAGCCATCATGGCTAACTTTCTGTACAACAAGTGGAAGGAAAACATCCTTCAGTTCACCGCCAACAACAACCTGTCTGCGGGCACGGTGAAAGTTGCGCTGGTGGATACCGCCGTTTACACGCTCGGTACACAGGCCACTACGGATCAGTTCTACGACAACGGCAGCGCCAACGATGTGGCGTCTGCCACGATTGGTACTCCGCAAACGCTTGCATCCAAGACGTTCACCAACGGTGTCTTCGACGCTGCTGACGTTACGTATACCGCTGTGACCGGCGCTAGCGTTGAGGCTCTGGTGATCTACATCGACACCGGCACCCCGACGACTTCTCCTCTGGTGGCTTACATCGACACTGGCGTGACTGGCCTTCCCGTTACCCCCAACGGCGGCAACATCACCGTCACTTGGAACGCCAGCGGTATCTTCGCTATCGGCCCGACGACCTAATAATGGACGTACTGCTGGTCAAGGACGGGGTAGTCGAGAACTGCATCTGCGCCGACTCGGTGGCGCGGGCGCAGCAGTATTACCCCGACCACATCTGCATCGAGCGCACCGAGGCCCTGCGAGAGTGGGGTCCGGGCGATCTGCACGATGGGACGAACTTCAGCCACCCGGAGGCAGCATGATCGGCGGGCCAGTTGTTCGTGAACACGTTGTCGAGTTCATCGCCGGAACGGGCGTAGTCACGGACGGCGTTATTGATGCGACCTCGACAAGCGGACCTTGGACTTGGACCCCCCCTAATACTGGAACAACCACTGTTGTTGTCGATCTTTGCTTCGGCGGCGGTGGCGGCGCTGGTGGCGGCGGGCTGAATAGCGGAACCGCGACGGGTGTTGGCGGTGGCGGTGGCGGCGCGTCTCTGTCCGTCATGGGGTACAGGCTTCCTGTCAAGACCGGCGACAACATACAGATCACCCTTGGCGCAGCAGGCACAGGTGGCAATGCTGGCACCACAGGAAGTGGTGGGTCAGGAACCACGACCACCCAGACCACCGTGATCGTCAACGGCACGGCGGGTACGCTAACTGGCTACCGTGGGGTTGTCTATGTCACCGGCAGTTCGTGGACTACCTCCACAGGAGGCGGTTCTGCCACTACAGGTGGCGCTGCTGGGGGTGCCGGCATGGGGGGCAACGGTCTAAACTCTGCTGGGGGTGCTATTGGGGCCGGTGGAACAGCCGTCGCCACGCTTTTTAGTTCCACACCCGCAAGTGCCTTTATTTCGTCTGGTGCTGGGGGTGGTGGCAGTAACGCATCCGGCGCAGTTGCTGGCGCAACGGGCGGCAGTGGCGACAATAGCAGCGCTCGTTGGATTGGGCTTGCTGGCGCAACGGGCGGCACTGGAGCCACCAACGGTACTGTCTCGTTTGGCGGGGGCGGGCGTGGGGCCAATAGTTTCTTCGGTTCTGGTGGCGCAGGGGGTAGCGGCGCAAGCGGAAACGGGGCCGCAGGAACAGGATACGGCTCTGGCGGCGGTGGCGGGGCTGGCGGCGGAAACGGTGGCAACGGCGCTCCGGGTTACTGCCGCTTCACCTACTGGAGCGCTGACTGATGGCTATCTCCGAAGCATTCAGCGGCTCTGCCAGCATCAGCACGACTGAGTACGACCTACCCAGCGCCAGCACGACCAAATCCGCGCAGACCACTGACGGCATCTACCAACTGTTCCTCGATCTGAGTGCTTTGACCAGCGCGGAGCAGTACACCCTGCGTATCTACGAAAAGGTCACAAGCAGTGCCACGCAGCGGGTCATTGAGGAAGTGCAAATCTACGGGTCACTGGGCACGCAGCCCAACTACGTCACCCCGTCGATGCTATTCCTGCACGGGTGGACGTACACCCTACAGCGGGTTGCCAGCACTGGCGGCACAGACAAAACGATCCTGTGGTCAATCAGACAGGTCGCTTAAATGTTCTTCACGCCGCTGCTGCAAGGTGCCGCGCAGCAGCAGGCTGGCGCGGGACAGTGGCAATTCGTTGCCAATGCAGTTTTCTCCAACACCGGA